CAGCCATAGACTGGCTGTATCTGTTTAGCAGAAACTGTTTTACAGATTCCTCAGTTACTGAGTTAATCTGCTTTCCTACGCAGTTAAATTCATGCAGTACCAATGCCCTAAGAATATCTTTAGGCATCTTGACCTCAACATTTACAAATGGGGATAGTTTCAATTTGCATCTCCAAACAGCGCGGCCACCAGCGGATCGCGCTTAATCTTCCACTTCTTTGCTCTTTCCTTTGCCATGCGAAAAGCATGATCGTCTAAGGATTCCTTGGCTCGCCAGCGTTTGAGCCTCTCTTGCGCCGTCAATGGCTTTGGCTTGACGGCATCAGTGCCAATCCCATGTCGGTAGACAGCCACCAGCACATTGCCTGATCTGCGCCACTCTTGGATGTGGACAACGCCTTGCACTCGCAGCTTGTTGATGAGTATCTGAGCTGACCTCTCGGTGCAATATACCTTGGCGGCCACCTCGGGCGCAGTGCAGCCGACACGCTGAAGCAGATCGATGATGCGTGGCAGCCGAACAGACTTCATTTGCTGGACTTTGCGTGCGAGTAGACAGTGACTTGTTTCTTCTCATGCAAGCCGATCTTGGCCTGCGCTGCCTGACCCCATGCTCTGCCTTGAGCCAGCATCTTGAGTTCTTTGTCGCGAGTCCAGATTGATGGTGTGCCGTCACGCCAGTCAAATGCGTTCTTCTTCTCAGTCATTGGTCTTCATCCTCATGATGGTTTAATCTTTCCTCTAATCGTTTGATGCGCTTTTCGTTGTACTGGACCACACTCACGGCGTACTCCACCGCTGACTCGGCATCCAGTTTACGCAACTGCGCTTCTTGTAGCTCTTTGAGAATCACCTCGCGGATTGTTCTTGTCTTGACCAAGTCCTTGAGGTACTTGACTGTTAACTCTTTCCAATTCATTGCACACCTCGCATTTCCCAACCAAGCAAAAAGTAATTCCAACGAGTTTGCAGGGCAAGTACGTTGTATCTACCTTTTGTTTCGCTGAAGTCTGTATAGCCTTTGGCTCGCATCATTGCTTCAAATACTTGCTGTGCTTTTGTCATGCTTGTCCCCTTGATCTGATTGCTTCTGCACATTCAAGATATGGTCGTGTGTAATAGCAGTCATACCCATTGTTTTCTTTTGGGTCGTTGTAAATGTCTTCACACACCTTTGCACAGGCTTCACGTTCAATTTTCATTGCCAAAACAATTGAACTTTCTGCCGCTTTCAATGCCGCATCAGCACAGGCTTCACGTTCGTAAGCACGGATTTTATTTAACAATTCATCAAGCTCTTCTGCTGTAAAAACAAGTTTGTTTTGTTCTGTCATGTGTTCTTCTCCTTAAGTTTGGCTTGCAATGCTCTGCCAAACTGCACTTGACCCCACGGCATCGGAGCGCCTCGGTGTTCCTTTACCACTTCAAAGTAGACCTGTTCAATTTGACTATCAGTCAGCCCTACCCATTCCTTTTCACCACACCAATTGCATTTATCTTGGTAGGTGATGATTGATTTTTCTGCTGGACAAAAGTGTTCTTTCATTTCTTTGCCTCCTTAATCTCTTTCTGAATGCCTGCACTTGTCTGCAAGAAGAGCCTCAAAAACTTGACACCGCCAAGCCTTTGGTACTCGGCGTATTCGGATTGGGTGAGGCGCAGCGTGATGGCGCGTCCCAGCTCTGTCTTCTCTTTAACCATTATTCAACCTCGCATTGCAACAAAAACCAAACAAAGCAGCACAGTGTGCCGATCACCACAGCAACGCCAAACAAGGCGATCAGAAAGAAGATCAGGGCTGTTTGCATGGCTTGGCCTCACTTGGTGGTGTCCAACCAAAGCGCCGCCAAGTGGCCTGCACATCGGTTGGCTTGGGATATTTAAACTCTTTGGCGTAGGCACTTGGGAGCGTCACTTTTGTGCCTTGTGGGGGACGCCAGTCGTGCCTCATTTGCCTGCCGCCAGTAGTTCCATCTCGGCATCCTTGAGGCGCTCTTGGATGCACTTCATTTCGTAGTCGAGCTGGTCCAGTTTGCCTTGCATACGCTCGCGTGTGAATCTCTCAGCGTGCGCCCATCCGATTACGGCGCCACAGTGGACTGCTTTGTTGATGAGCTGCACAATCTCGGCGCGAGTCATCACGCCAATGGCAGTCTCTTTGGGGGGTGAGAGGCGCAGTACCTCTGCATCGATTTCGTCTTGCATCTTTTTGCTCATGCTTGTCCCCTTGCTCTGATGGCTTCAATCACATCAAATTGAAACCAATTACTGAATGGCATGGCTTTAATGATTTGTATGATGGATTCACGTTCTTTGGCTTCAGCTTTGGCGGCTACCAGCTTGTAAAAGATGTTAAGTTCTTGGGAAAAGTCAGCGGCAGTTTCAATGCCATCATTTATTGCACATTTCTCGTCAACATAAAAGCCAGCCTGTCTAGCCATCTCAATGATTTCATCTTGTGTCATGATGACCACCATGCGGCGAGTAACAGGGCAAAGCCAACGCCAATAGCGATGGCGGTGAGAAAGTCAAGGGAAGAGTCAGCGCGGCGGTTTAAGCGCCGTCTTTGCTCTTCCATGTAAGGGTGCTGGGTGTGGTTCATGTTGTCTCCTTAAAGGTGGAGGCCGAAGCCCCCTGGTTGTTGATTACCCTACTGCTTTCTCTGCAAAAACACGCTTTAACTCTGTACCTTGATCCACATAAGCGTCAGAGCCGTAAGCTGGATCGACTTCTTCCCAAAGATCGGCATCCAATTTAGCACCAGCGGCTAATGCGGCGTTAACGCGAGCTGCCAAACGATCTGCTTTGGCTGATGCCTCTTCACGCAAATCAGGAAAACAAGCATCGCCAGTCTCTTCACAAACGACTTGCTTAGTGCCATTAAAAATAGCGTTATGACGAAAGCGGCGACCAGCTGCATCTTCCATCAAAACATAAAAGCACTCGGCGATGAATGGATGACCATCACAGGCATAACCAGCGTTAAAGAGATCGGATGCGGCGTAAGCGGTAAAAGTTGCGTTCATTTGTTTTTCCTAGAAGTGAAGTAATTGAGGACTTGATAATATCACGCTTGACGAAGTCATCAACAACTATTTATTAGACCTTACAAACTAGTCAACTATTACTGTTGTAAACTTAGCATCGGCGGTGTTTTCAAGGTCACCGCCAGTTGCCTTTGGGGGGTCAGCGTGAGTTGATCCCCTTTTTTTATCTTAAACTTGACCATCTTCACAAAACATGGTTAACATACTCCACATGAAAACGATTTCACAAGAAGCACTCCACGCCATAAGGCACAAAGTTGAATGCGCTGGCTACAAGATGTCTGATGTCTGCCGAGTCGCAGAGATCGACCAGGCGCAAGTATCCCGCTGGATGAGTGGGACCACAGAGCCACTATACGGCAGCGTGATGCGCTTGGATCAGGCTGCTGACGCTTTGGTATCAGCTCGCCTCACAGTCCTCAACAAAGCCATGGAGGACGCCGTCAAATGATGACCACCAACTTCAAACCGCGCAGGATCATTGGCATTGACGTAGGGCTGAATGGCGCGATCGCCATGATGCAAGGCGAAACCCTGACAGGCATTTTCGATATGCCCACAGTCACTTTGAATCGTAATGGCGCAGCCAAGCGACAGATCAGCATCCCCGAGCTGATTGAGATCCTCGACAACTTCAAGCCTGATGAGGCGTACATCGAAAAGGTCTTTGCAATGAGTGGCCAGGGCGTTACCAGCGTCTTTTCCTTTGGGCGCAGCCTTGGCGCGATTGAGGGTGTGATCGCCGCAAGATCCATCAAGTCCACCCTGATCACACCACAGACATGGCAAAAGGCGATGGGCGTGACCGGTGGCAAGGACGGCGCAAGGGCGCGTGCCATGGAGCTGTTTCCATGGAATGTGGATTACTTCAAACGAAAGAAAGATGATGGCCGAGCAGATGCGGCGCTCATTGCTTGTTGGGGACTTAGACATGGATGACAAAGAACGAAACACATTGAGAGATCACATTGTTTGGCTTGGCTCGCAGCTTGAGTACCAGCGCCAAATCAACAAAGCAAACACCGAATTCCTTAAACGCTTGGTGCATCCCGAGGACTTGGGATTCTCTGTCAGCAATGAGGTGCGCCAAATTGCTTACTCACTACTTATCAACAATCAAATAGAAAAATGAAAAACCAACCTTTAAAACTCAGGCCGTCATCCGCATCACGCTGGATTGCCTGCCCAGCCAGCGCCAAACTGTCAACGCTTGTGCCGTACCAAGAGAGTGGCGAGGCAGCAAAGATTGGCACAGCCATTCACGCGCTGGCCGAGACTTGCTTTCAGCTCGACACCGACCCGATGAAGTTTGTCGGCCAAGTCGTGGAGGGCATCACGATGACTGAAGAGAATTGCGAGTTTGCCTTGGAACATTTGCAGGCGATATGGGCAATTCAAGATGAGCTTGGTCACGTTAAGGTGGAGCAGCTCTTCAAGCTCTACCAAACGCCACAGTTCTCGCTACAAGGCACTGCCGATGTGGTGGGAATATCTCAGGACAAGCTGATCATTGCCGACCTTAAAACAGGCCGCGGCTACGTCGACGCTGACTCCGAGCAAATGAAGATATATGCGCTGGGCGCGTTGCTGCACAGCACCCACAAGCCCAAAGAAGTCGAATTCCAAATAATTCAACCACATCATGGCGAGAAGCGCATACACACTATGAGTGCTGTTGCACTTAGAGAGTGGGAGCAAAACATATTGCGGCCTGCTGTTGACGAGGCACTTAGCGATGCACCTCGCTACAACCCATCAGAGTCAGCGTGCCAATGGTGTCCCGCCAAGCACATTTGCTCTGCACAGAAAGAGCAGTTCGACATTGTGGCGGCGCAACCCGACATCACCATCATGTCCAAAGAGGACATCAAAGAGGTGATGCTGGCGCTGACGCCAGTACAAATCAGCGCCATATTGGATCGCGCACCGATGGTGGAGAAGTTTATTGAGGCGGTAAAGGATCACGCCACAAAGCAGATGGAAGCTGGCGCAGTATTACCAGGCTGGCAGCTCCAACCCAAACGTGCATCCCGCAAATGGATTGACTCAACAACAGCGCGTCAGGCATTAACTGACGCAGGACTTACAGACTCTCAAATCTTTGAGACAGAACTAATTTCTCCTACGGCGGCTGAAAAGCTACTGCCAAAGGAACAAAGAGTTATCTTGGACGCATTGACGGCCAAGGTATCGAGTGGACTCACCCTTGCGAGAGATCGCAGTCTGAGTCAATAATGCAATCCCTGTAACTTTTGAAAGCGAAACGCAAAATGCTAAATCTCTCTTCTGGCGGCGGTAATGGAAACTACATCCGCTTCTCACCCCAAGCAAACGCTTGGACCAACAACCTTGGCGCTGAGATCCAGCTCAAGAAAATCGTGTTTGATATCGATGCGGTGCAAACAGGCTGGCTCCAACTTGGTGTCGGCATCCGCGACTGGCAACCCGACTCAGAGC